TTGATATTCAAAGATAGTAATAATATTTATATAATCTACAAAAATGTAGATTAATTTTATAATTTATATTTATTCTAAATAAAAAACCACTTCGGTTAGGAAGTGGTTAATTCAAATGTATTAATTAATAATTGTAAATTAGGGTTGTTTCAGAAGTTATCTATTTTTGATATATTCCAACCATTTAATGAAACATAATACTTATCATTATATTCATTACCTCTAATATTTATTACTACTTTAACTTTGTCACCAATATTATAAGTGTCAAGAACTGAAGTTTTATCTTGTACAAAATCAATAGGTACCTTTTGGCTGTACTGCTCTTCTGTTTCAACTACTAATAATCTTTTTTTAAAAGTTCCTGCGCTTCCTACTGTTTCTGTTTCTCCAATAAAATGGATTTTTCCTGTGATTTCCATGTTTAAAATTTTAATTGTTCTATTGTTGTTTTAATTTGTTCTTGTAAAAATTCAGCCTCTCTAAAAGATATTCTTACTAAATCGGAGATCAATACCATTACAGGTTTTGCAGCCGTTCCGTTATTAACCAAACTGTTTCTATTTAATTCTTTTACAAATAACGGTTTTAAAGTACATTCTTGACGATATGAACAGAAATATAATTTCTCTAATTTTTCGTTAACAGTAAAAGCGTGTACACATTGGTTAATATATTCTAGTGGTATTGAATCAGAAACACACATTTTTAAGTGCGCTATTGGCTGAGGACATTTTATTTCACATTGAATAGTTAAACACTCTGAAATACCATCTGGAGAAATACCCATTAATTCATTTTCGCTTTGAATCCAACCGCATTCTAAAAACTTGTGTCCTGTGTATTTTTCTAATTCAATTCTCGCCTGCGGTTCTAATTCGCACCCTCTCTCCATTGCATCGGATTTAAATACTTCTTCATAATCTTCGTCAAAAGGCTCTACTGATTCGGCTAGTAATTTATAAAACAACGTATCTGATTTTACAAATAATTCTTTAGCGCGTGTGCCTCCAATTTTACCGTGCTTTATTTCAAACCATTCGGTACTTCCTTGCTCTATGTTGAAAAATGCTTTCATTATTTTAGTATTAATTTAAGTCTATCTTTTTCCGCTAATATTTCAGTAACATTTTGCTCCTTTGCTGTTAATGATTTCCAATTTGAAGAAAGTTCTTCTAATGTTTTAGATAGTTTTAATTTTGAAATACACGCAGGAATATCAATTTTTGCAATAGGAGCATTATTAGGAGCGATTGCTACAATTCTAATAGCGTCATGAAACTCGCCAAATGCTTTAATACGCTTTGTAGTTAATTGTATGCATTTTCCAGCCATTTCTTCAATATATGAAGTGTCTGTAACTTTCTTTAAAGTTTTTCTATTAGTAGCGTTTAAAATGATTGGTTTACACTCATTAAAAAAAACAGTTAAAACAGGTTCTTCCATTTGCGCTTTTTGATTAAAAACAAATTCAGATTTTACTTCTTTAATAGTGACAATAATATCATTTGTTTTACCATTTTCGTCTTGTAAGTCCCAACCGCCTAAATAATTTGGATTTCTTAATTTATCAATGTGTGTTTTCATTTCATATACTGATTTAAAATTTCTTCTTTTTCTTTTTGTTGCTCGTAGGTTATTTTACCAAACATTCTATAGTCTTGCTCTATTTCAGCTATTTTTGATAACTGCCATATTTTATAGTTAAGTCTTTTAGTTTGGATATCTACCATTTCTTTAGTGACTTCTAACTCGTCAACTTCTTGCTCTAGTTTAGTTTCAATTTGATTAACTGGATTTAGTGGTGAGTATTCGTCGTATGTGTCTATCATGATTTTAATTATTATCGATTATGTGAAATGCTCTAACAATTCTTGCATTATCATGTAAATAAATATTATTACACTTTTGCAACCATTCATAAAATTTTTCTACTTCTGATTTTTTCATGATATAATTATATTACCTGTTATAAATATTATTCCTAATGATATTAGGAAACAACAAAAAGCGACTATCATTTTATCTTTAAAATAAAACATCTGTGATAATCCCCAGTATAAAAAAATAGCTAATGCAATAATTGTTATAAAAACTCCAATAGCTATTGATAAACCTATAATTACATTTTTCATATCTTCTCAAAATTAATAGTTACTTTCATTCCGTTTGCTTTTGCTTTATCTTGTAAAGCTTGTATTTCAATGTCGTAGTTTGGTTGTGGTTTAAATCTATACTTTGAATTAGGAAAGCAATCTAACCATTCTCCAGTATCTACTGATTGTCGTTGCATTTCACTGCCAAACCAAACTTTTTCAATTTCCTCTCCACACGCTTCTAAGAATATATTTGCGTCGAATGTTTCGTAGACTTCTGGATTTTTTTCCCAAATGTGTTCAAATCCTTCGTTTTTATCTATGTTAGATAATTTACCATAATCGCAATTAATTAAATACGGATATCTATTAAAATCTGTTATAGATGAAACAGGCAAATTAATTCTATCCTTAATGCTATTAAACTGTTCTTGAGTGCAACGCATTGCCAAAGGTCTAATTTTTGTTTTCATAATTTATTTTGTTTTAAAGTTTAAGCAAAGATATAATTAAATTTCAATTAAACAAGAATTAAAATTAAATTTTTATTGCATTTATTTAAAAAGTTTTTACTACATTTGCATATAACATTTAAACAATAAAATTATGGCAGGACGTAAAAAATTAACAGACGGTAAAAAGAAAGTAAGGATTGACCCATTTATTGAAGAAAGAATGGTTGATAAAATAGGCAAAAAGAAATGCGAAGAAATATCTGTTTTGGCAGTTATTGAGGAGTTTAATAGAGTGAATAGATAGCCAATATTGGTAGTAATTATTTAAATCATAAATTATGTCACAGAGAACAGAAAATGTAAATGAAGATATGATAGTCAATTTACAAGTAAAAGTAAGTATAAAATCATTTTCAAACCATAATGGTTTTGGAGCAGGTCAAATAAATAGAGCAATTGATGAATTTAAAGAAAAAATACAAAAACATTTGATAAATATGATTACAGAAGATTATCAAATGTCAGAAATGTTATATTCTACCGATTTTGTTGATTTCGAGGTCTTAGAAGCTGAGTGATAACTATTGGCTACACCTGATAAATGTATTACAATTATGAAACAATACACTAAAACACATCACAACACTATTAAACTGAATTAAAATTAATAAATAAAAGAAATTATGAACCAAGAAAATACAAAAGAAAATAATACCAAATTGACTTATTTTTATTATTTCGATGTAAATAATAGAGTTTATGAAGTAGATAGAATAAGAAAAGCCTTTCCTTATTACGAAAAGCATTTTATAAAAATAGTAGTTATAGAAGAGACAGATAAAGAGTTTATTTGTCAGAACGGCAGAACTATAAATAAAAGAAGTATGCTTTATAAAATAGATAGTTCAACAAGAAAAAAAGTATTTACTGAACAGGAAAAAGAAGATGATATTTATGTAAATTCAAAAGCATATAGTTTAGCTGAGTTAGTAAGGAGGGCAGATGCAAATACTTTACGAGAAATTGAACGGTTGCTTTATTTAAAATAAGGCATAAATATTGTCTATACCATATGGTTATAAATAACAATATTTTAAACTTTAACTTTAGGCAACTTAAACCACAAAAAAATAAATAAACATAATATAAAAAACAACCCTAAGAATAAGATTGTATTGTCTTTTTTTTCGGTTGTTTTTCCTTTGTTAACTACTTCTTTTTTTAAATCAATTGACCTATTAAAGTCTTTTACTTCGAAATTTTCAAACTTTGACTTATCATAAGTAATAATGCTATTATAATACACTACACCATCTATAATAATCGGTTTTGTGACATCAAAAGGTTTAATTGAGCCAATATCATTAAAACGTATATTTTGCGTTAAAATACGGTTATTTTCAATACTTATTGAATCTGTTTTAATAGAGAAAAAATTTGAGTCTGTTTTACGAGTACCGCACGAAATAAAGAAAAGTAGTATAAGTAGGTATTTCATGACATATACTTTTTTAATAATTCTTTCCTATGTTCAATTCCATTTAATCCACCATTAATTTTTTTAGTAATTCCGACAACATCATTTTTATCGGCTAATTTATTTAATCCTTTTAAATTCCAGAACCATAAAGCAGATAGCATCGCATTAGCTTCAATTAACAATAAATCAGGATTATTAAAGAAATCAATATTTGTATCTTGAGTAAGTTTTAAATAGTTTTCTTTGCCTGTAATTTGAATAAAACCGCGTCCTCTATATTTCCAACCATCCTCGCTTTGTTCGTCTCCGTTTCCCATACGATTAGCATAAACTCGATTTGCAATTTTTTCTGGTTGTCTTGCATATTTTCTAGCTGTGCCTATAACTTTTATAGTACCGTCTTTATCTAAAATATCATCTGTAAAATATTTACTAAAAGTGTTTAATAATCCTAGCCTAGAATAACTTAAATTCTCACTAATTGGTTTTAATCCACTTTCATGTTCTATCTGAGTTATAAAATGCGCAATACGTAATTTAGTATTTACACAGTATGAGTTCATGAGTGTTTTATATTTTTCTTGTAAACTCATTACTTCTTCCTTATTTTAATTATAGAATCCAGTAGAGTATCAATCATTGCTGTTAAGAATAAATCAAAATTGAATTTGTAAATAATAAACTCACCTATCTTTTCAGAAGTTATCGCAATTAATGCGATAACTATCGGTATGTATTCAGCGTCGCAATTCTTTTGAACCAATCCGCTTGAAATATATGCGCCTCCAACACCAATAAGCATTGATAATGCAACATTAAATAAAGATACTTTACTTCTATTCTTTTTCATTTCAATAGCTATTTTAACACCTACTGCCAAAAACGCGGGGAATATTATCTTAGTTAAAAAAATATAAAGTTCACTTTGTGCAAATCTTTCTGGCATTGTATTTATTTTTAAAATACCAAATAATAGGTATAGTTAGGGCAAAAATAATTTCACTTTTAGTGGTTATAGTATTATCAAAAAACAATTCATCAAATAAATTTCCTATAGACGTACAAAGTAAGAAAAAAGAAATAAATAATTTCCTATTTTGCATGAATATTACCAAAGATAATAAAAAAATAAATAAAGCTTGTATGGGATAAAAAGCAAAATCCCATAAATAGCGCCAAAACGAGTATGCAAAGATACTTATTATTGACGCTATCCAAAGTGTTTTATTTACGGTCATTTGGTCTATCACCTACGATATCATCTGCTTGAACTTCTTTTTTAACTGGTGCTAATGATTTACTAAAAGCCGTCCAAAAAAGCCCAATTACAAATATAATCTTGCTCACTTTAGGCGACAATCCTAATTCAGCAAGTAATCCTGCGTTTTCAGACAATATTCCGTAAGCCATGTCTAAAAAAGCTCCTAATGTAATAGCCCATGTAATTAATCTAGTTTTCATATTTATTTATTTAAATTGTTTAATAAGTTTCGTTCATTATATTGTAAATATCTAACTCTAACCCCGTTAATATACTACTTAATGCCATATAAGAAAAACCTATAGGCTCTACTGTTGGAACAATAGTTCCGTTGTTGTTATAACCTAGAATTATTAATTGTACTGTGCTTTTTCCCGCTGTAGTTCCTATACCTACATCAGAAGTTAAAAAAACTCCGTTTTCATATATTCTGAAATCAGAATTAGAATTGAAACTATTAACTATAAAGCTATCGTTTAATAGCGTATGGGAAATTATTATGTCACCATCATTATAAAGTCTGCATTTTAAATTAGTGGCAGCATTACTTCCTATTAATATTGTTGATTTATTAGCGCCGTTTCGTGTTCCTGCAATCCATTCCGCGTTCCCTGAATAAGTAGAAGGAATATCAAAAGCTTTCCACATCATAGAACCATCACCAGTTAGGCATTTAACAGAGTGAGTAGAAGGAATAAACCCTGTATTAAAGTATTTTCCAGAACCGCCTTTAAAACCAGAATTAGGCACAAAAGTAGGCTTTAATGAAGCGTTAGATTGATTCATCTGGAATAATAAAGGATTTATCCAATTTAAAGTAGCGAAGTCAGCTAATCCAGTTGGTTGTTTTGCGTTATAAAATACATCAAATTTAGTCCAAGCCCCAATTGATTTTAATTGTCTAATTTTGTTATCATTTTTTGTATTTTGCGTTGCGTCAGGCAGGGTGTACCCTAATGCTATAGCCCTGTTTAATATTGCAGTATATTCAGTTGTATATCCTGCTGGCATGCTTCCATATTCATAAAACTGAACAGGATTAAATTGCGCAATTAAAATTTGCGTAAATAATAAAAATACTAATAATAACTTTTTCATATTATTATCTGTTTGAAATAATTAAATAATCTGTAGTTCCAACACTTGAAATAGTAGCTGTACTTCCAACAACTCCGTTTAAAATAGCCGTTCCGCTTACCTGTACCAAAGTCCTTCCTGAACCTTGGACAAAAGTAATTGCTGCGCTACCATGCTTTAAATAGGACGAGACAAAATCAGTGCCTCCGTTAACAGTTAAGTTAATAGCATTTGCTCCGTTGTCAATTATTACATTGCGTCCTTTTTGAGAATAGCCACTTGTACCAAGTGTTGCAGTTGTAATACTTGTAGATGTAGTAATAGTTATTTGTGAAACTAAATCACTTATTTTTTCAACGTCTCCATTGCTTGAGTTTCTAACTAACAAATCATAACTTCCAGATGTTACGGTTGGTGTGGCAGATATATTAAAAGCAGGAGAGAATATTTTACCTAAATAATCAATTTTACCATATGATGTACCTGTTGTTTGCCAACTTAAGAAATCACCAGTAGCACCAACTGTTCTATGTAGCCATATATTTGTACCTGTTGATTCATTTAGATAATACGTTCCGACCCCTATTGATTTATTTGTTATGTGCTGCCCTATGCCGTTAAGATTATTAATAACTCTTAACGGTGAATTTGAAGCATTCGTAAGCCCACCATTAAAACTATTTGAAAACTCAAAAGCTGATGTAGCTGGTTCTACTGAATTACTAACAGATTTAACACCTGCTATTGTTTGATTAGTAGTTAATTTAACTACATCCGCATCATTTGCAGGTGTATAGCCTAAAGCTGCTATAATATTACTATAAGTTAAAGCGATTGCTCCATTTCCAATAACATTTCCGAACTTATCAACTGGTACAAATAAAGCCGTACCTGCGTTAACTGCTGCTTGTAAATCAGTAGTTCCTTGTTTAATTATTAAATACGCTCTAAATACTGCATTATCAGCTATATTTTGTTCGGTTACAAATGGGTCAGTCGGCAATGCTGCCAAAGCTTCTGCATAGCTATTGTAAACTGTTTGCCCTGGCTGAGCACGTGTTAATCCTAATTAAAAGATATTAAAACGTCGAATAGTCCATTAATTACCAGCTATTACTGCGGTTAATACTCCAGCATTATCAATTACTCTTTACAATACATTCATTAATCGATTAAACACTTACATTCCTCATCTTTTTGGAGGCGTACCATACAACTCAAGAAATACTTGGGATCGACCTTTTGCTCCAGTTAACGGGGTCAAATACAATCCATTTATTAAATTTCTTTTAGTGGATGGTAATGGGGTTGACTTCAAGAGAGGTAGAATCATTTCATTCCAATCGAATGCTGCTATCTATAATCGATACACCGTACAGGATCCTGGGGATGCTGCTGATTACTCAACCACAAACAACGGGGTTAATTGTATCGTTAGCGGACACCGAGTGATTGGCGGATACTGTGGAAGTTATTTACAAGACGCTTTTCCTTTCGAGTTCTTCGGAGTTGATCTAATCCAATGGCTTGATTCAACAACTTATACTCAACCATCACCAACAGAATGCGTTGAAAATTCTTACAATCGATTAGGATACGGTGGAGTACCAATCAAAGGAAACGCAAGAGGATTGGTTCTATTGACAACGATTGGTGATACTACATTTAATGGCGCGACTTTCGTGTTCACCGTGCGATTGACAAATGGCAATTTATACACTTACAACCAGACTATTACTACGCCAACAGTGACAAACCCTTTTGTTAATGGAAGCGTGCTCATGGGATTACAAGTATTTCCTTACATGAAAGCTCCAATCAATGGAAACGGAGTGTTTCGAAAGTTTCGCTTCTATCCAAAAGGTGAAAAGTACGACACTCCAAGTCGTCCTGGGTACGATGAGTATAACATTGGATGGTTTAATAAGAGCTTTATGGGTATGCGAATAGTAACCAAAGAACAGATGAGAGTTTCCTCAGCAACGCAAAGCATTGCACTTAATAGCGAAATGGTTGCTTTCTACGAAGCATTAAGATTAAGCAATAGACAATGCACCAATAGAGTTGGCGTGATTAGTTTTCTAAACGTATCAGTAACAAACGCAAGTGATCCAATCATTAAAAGTCCTTCCACTTACATTGGTTCACTTACTGGCGCAATGACTTACGAGACCATCCAAAACAATTTCGTTGACACTGCAGAATTCGGACGACCAATTATTAATACTCCTCTTTGTGAAGTGAGAGTGAGAAGTGATTTCGGTTGGAATGTAAACACCTATACAAGACAAGGCGGGTTTCCAAAGCAATTAACCGCAACTAAAGATGCTGGGTTTGTTATTTATGGATGGCCAAACAACGGCACGATTCGATTAGATCAAATGAATCAAAGCACAAACAATTGGAGGGGTTACGCAAGACAAGCAACTGTTCATACGATAGCGGATTACTTAAACCCTAACCTTGGGTTTGGAAAAGATTGGTGCGTTGCGATTAATGCGGACACAGCAAGGTTTGAACCCGTACCTTGTGATGTTCCAAGACCTTTTCTGTGCATGTACGACTACGCGCCTTACATTGCTGAATCAGGAAGAGTTGGTAACAAGTGTGGTTGTAGCAATCGACCCGAAGGTCTTGCGCAACCTGGGGTTACTTGTATTGATTCGTTTCCATTAGCAAACGCAACCAAATATCCATTCGAGCATTACATTTTAGCTCTTTATAAAGCGGGAACATTAAACACGATTTTAGAACTTCCATACAATTACGATGGCGCAAGAGAGTTTTACTTTAGAAACAACAAACCAATCTCTTGGGCATTACCTGAAGCGTGGGAATTGTTTTACGCCGATTTTAGCAATTGTCCCGGTTCATCCATTGCAGCTAATCCTTACGATTGTATTGATTTCTCGCTTACTAAGCACTATCCACACAATTGTAAGTCCGGGTACAGTAAAAGAACAGGTGAAATTGTTCATCTATGTGCAAGAGACGTTAGTTATTGTGATCCAGACGCAGAGTATCCAGATGTGGAGTTAAGATATTATCCAGGCATGCTTTCACCAGTTGCTGAACCATCTCCTAAAAACTTGCTTTGCGCTTATTCCATTCGACCTTCTTCTTACGTCGTGAGAGACAATTACGGTGGTGCCACACCAGCCGCGTTAAACGTTCTTCCTTCCGATTCTGTTGGGTCTTTAAAGATATTAGCAAACGAGGGAAGTACTTACATTTATAACACCGGAAAACCCGCATATACATTTGAAGGCAATTTAACTTACTATGGAACGCTCACATTCACAGAGGGCACGACTGGCAACTTCACGGTTTGGGTTTCCCCTTTATCTCCTACTTATCTTTATCCAAC